GATGATGTGGTCATGATCTCCGCATCTCTACCGATGTGGCCTATGAGGGTGACCTTGTTAATCATCACTCTCTCCTTTCATTAATCTCTCAATACTGTGCTGTGCTCTGATGTTAGACGCAGCGCCTAGGATACCGCTGTGGTATTTGACAAAGAAGTCACCAAAGACAATCTCTCTGATCAGCCACGACTTCGAGCGATCGAGCTCCTGAGCTAAAGCGCCCAACATCTCACTCTCTTCTTCAGATAGTCTGAATGTGATGGTCCTCAGTTTTGTCATGATGCTCCTTAGTGTAACCTCCCCCCTCTGACCCCTCACAAAGCCAGAGAGGGAAGGGCTACGAGTCAATCCCCTTCCCCCTGATCAACGCTCCAGCTAATTGAGTTAATAGTTAGAACAGGGGAAGAGATGACCATTAAATCAAGGGCTCACTTCACTGTCAAGTACTTTGTGTACATTGTCTCACAGTCCCCATTTACTCAGATCAACGTTATCAACTCGCCTATCTCTACCCACCATCTCACAAGGCTCAAACATGCCTAGGATCCTAGACCTAAATGCTGGATTACTCTCAAACATCTTAAACATCTGCTGAGGGTAGACGTTGGTAGTCATGATCACAGCCAGCTCACCTGCTCTCCACTTGCGCTGTATTTGCTCGATGATCTCAACAGTCTGCTTAACCCACCATCCCTGCTTATGAGCGCTCCCACCGATACCACAGAACTCATCGAGGAGAAGGACTTGAACATCATCAAGCCATCCCTCTAGAGGGTTCCTTCTATTGCGATCATTCCACGAGCTCTGAATCTGGCTCATGATCTGGGTGTGTGAGGTGTACTTGACCTTCCAATGATGCTGACAAGCTTCACGCGCTAGCGCATAGAGTATGGAGGTTTTCCCGTTCCCCGGTGGGCCATAGAAGAGAGTACATGGTGGAGCTCCATCATATCCACGCTGTAGATACTGCATCGTCTGATTAATGAGCTCAACCTGACGTGGTGAGTCAGGCTCATAAACATCAAGGCTCATCCCTATAGCGTCTGTTGGTAGCTGTAGCTTATTGAGTCGCTGAGTCCATCGTCGTGGCACCTCGCAACGTGTACACATTGTTGAGACGGGTGATGATGCTTCTGATGGTCTGGTGATGACCCAGCCACCCTGACATGCTCCACAGTGGGGAATAGGTTTGCAGGTGAGTGTATAAGCGCTGTGATCAATCTGGCCTTCTGCCTCAAGGTTACGAGCTGTGAGATGTGAGTGATCATTGTATTGATACTCATCTTTTGGGGTGTACTCCTTCTGACCTCTGCGTTCAGCTACTGCCTTCTTCATCTTTAGAGCAGCTGCATGAAGCACAGCCAAGTCCAGCTTTTGAAATCCATGTTCAGTCTTCGTAGTGTTAATCATATTCTCGGTCCTCTTCTTCGCTTGTTAGGGTCATAGTTTTGAGCCCTGTAAATGGTGTCTTCGATTCTTCTCCGGTCGCTCATCGCTGATCTGTGTAGCTCTTGAAAATGAGCCTGCTGATTAGCTGGTGAAGGATTAGGTTTAGCAGGTAAGAAGCTCAACCTGATCTTCTCATTAGTATCTTCACAGCTGACCTGAGGGTCAACCTCATCATCATCATCATCTTCTTCAATGCTAAATGTAAAGATGGGTTCATCCTCCTGACTGGACTTATCTGAAGACAGAGTATTAAGAGAGTTATTATTAAGAGTATTATAGAGTTTATTGTCTGACATAGTGTCAGGGGTGGTCTGACGTGGTGTCATAGGGAGGTCTGACATGGTGTCAGGGGTGGTATGACATAGTGTCAGATCTGTCATGGTGTCAGGGTCTGTCATAGTGTCAGGGTCTGACATAGTGACAGGGTCTGACATAGTGTCAGGGGGCGTAGCTTCCACCGGTGGGATGGTCGAGAGATGGACAAGCTCTGAGACGTTGAGGGTGATGAGCTTAGTATTATCACTCCGTCCACTCTCTGACCTGCTGATCAGCTTAAGCTTTGACAGCTCCGCAAGTGCTCTAGAGATTCCTCTCTGTGATACTGACTCACCAAGCATCCTATGTATATAAGAGACACTCATGGCCTTAGACCACGTTGACCAGTCTAGTCGTCTAGCCATAGCCATGAACACCAGCTTAGTTGTGTTACTGAGCTTTAAAGTCAGGATCATATCAATGATCTGATGTTCCTTCATTACCTCTCCTTTGCAACAGTGTTAACATTTATTTAACAAACGGCTTGACTATACGATTATCATAATGTTAAAACCGTTGTCAAGCATGAGGCTTCAATAAACATTCACACTTGCTCAGGAGAGATGATGAATCCTACTAAGAAACTACTTCTAAGAGGTGTAACCCATAGAGCGCTCGCCAAGGCGAGTCAGACGAGCATCCCATACATCAGCAAGATTCTCGCTGGTAAGCATCGTCCTGGCAGAGACAAGGCCATCAACCTTGCTCGATGTGCTAACGAACTCACAGGCTGTCCAGTCTTTGAGCCCAGTGACTTCAATGACCAGCTACACAACCTTGACAACCTTTGCTCTGATGTACTGATCAGAGTTCACAGCCTTCTATGGAGAGACACCAAGGTGGTCAGCGTTGGGGAGCTCCTCGAAGAACACAACCACGAGATTAACTTGATGCTTGCCTTGAACAACCTTGTCTATGATGGAGTCTCCCAGATATGGGGAGGATACACACTAGACCTGCAACCCGAAGACCAGCCGGTTCGCTGGTAAACAGAAGAGAGAGAGAGAGATTATGAGTACAGAGACAACACAGCTATACATTCGAGCATTGAAGCCAGAGCACACACCAGAGCAATCAGACATGATTGTGCATGTATGCTTCATCACATTCATCAGCATCCTAGCACTCATCGGTATTCTAGGCGCAATCACTGACCATGACGCACACCGTGACTGCGCTCTGAGGATCACGCGAGGGTTGAGCCCATTCCAAGGCCAGATGTTGATTAGAGATGAGCCCACATACTCACGTGCCTCGAAGTGGTGCGCTGCACACCCTGACCATGATCAGCAGATTCAACGTGCCAAGACCTGGCCACTGTTCCCACCATCACACTAAGAAGAGAGAGAGAGAGAGATAATGAACGCTATCAATATATTCAACCCTGCTCAGACTACACCGGACCTCATCGCCAATGTGCAGAACCTTGCCATGTTGCTGTCCAATGGAGACCAGCGTAAAGCCCATGACTATGTTCTTCTTTACTCAGCCTTCGGTCACCACTTCAACTATGATATGGGCCGAACCATCACACAAGGTTACGTGCTCAAGGGTAAGCCTACACTCAACGCTGACGCCATGGCTGGTATCTGTCGAAAGTCAGGACTCGTGCGCTTCATTCGCGTCGTTGAGTGGACCCATGAGACCTGCACTATGGAGATGGCCCGAACTGATGAGCCAGCTGAGATCAGCCATTTTTACACCTTTAATATGGGCATGGCTCAACAGCAAGGTCTGACACGTCAACAGAACTGGTCACGTATGCCTATGCAGATGTTACGCGCCAGATGTCTCACGATGGGTCTACGCGCCACCTTCCCTGACTGTTGCAGTGGTATCTACTCCGTTGATGAGATCGCTGACAATACACAGATGAGCGACCATGAACGCTCGATGATCACAGCTCAGAGCATGGGTGAGGATATCAATCTCTCCTCACGTCCTCAGACTCAGCGACCACCACAGCCATCACGACAGCCACAACCTCAGCGAGCTCCTCAGCCTACACCAGCGCCACAGCCACAACCTGAGATCAGCATCGAGGATCAGAGCATCAGTGTTAAGCCACAGAGTGACCGGATACCTCCAGTCACGCACTGCTCAAGACCTACACCGCTCAACGGCTTTGAGACCATCGAGAACCTCAAGGATACATGTCTCTTTAATAAGATCGATCTTCATGAGGCTAATGAGTGCAACCTGAGACTGGGCAAACGTCTTGACCATATGAATGAAGATGACCGCATTGAATACTTCTACAAGTGGCTACTCAGCACCACGTTGAGAAACAGCACACTCACAGATGATGGGTGGTGGAGAGATCGCTCCAACCATCGTCATATCTTCGCTCAGCTGCGTGAGGAGTTCCCCATCTTAGAGCGTATCAGTGACACTGATATTGGTAAGTCACTAGGCCGGCGTGACTTTTGGGAGGCTGTAAAGGTCACGGTTCACATGTCAGATGCACAGCTTAAGGTTGCTTACAACTCTATTGAGTCATTGACACGTACTCAGGAGCCAGCTGGGACCACTGTGACTGCTGACTATCTAGCTTCTCTGTGAGATAGAATAGCCTCTACTCTGGCTAGGCTGGCCTTGATATCAGAAAGGTCCTTCTCAATATCATTGAAGCGCTGATCCCATCGAGAGCCACGAGACTCAAGAGAGGCCACTTGCTGTTTTAAGCGCCCCATCTCCTCAGCATGGCTGGCCTTGTCCTGAGCTGTTTTAATGACTAGGCCTATCATGGCGATGATGACACCTAGATCAACGTTAGAGAAGTCCATGTTTCAATCCTTGATGATGATGACGGTGGTGAGGATGACACTGAGTGAACTCACGCCAATGGCTGCCCATTTCCACTTTAACTTCTCATGGCTCGTTTGAGCAAGGTCACCCTCAAGCGCTGTGACTTTGATCTTAAATGCGTCGATCACTTGCTGGTCTTCAAGCTCACGAGCGCTGACCAGGTCAGCCAGTGCCTCAGCCTGAGTCTGACAAGCTTTGGCGCTCTCCTCAACAGCTAGGTGACACAGGTTAGGCTGATTCTGTACAGCGTCTTTAACTTGGAGAAAACCTCTAAGTGTCAGAGTCATACAGAAACCAGTGAGAGACTCACATCTAGAGCGCTCACCCTTGATGGGCTTGATGTGCTCACCCATGTAGATGGTGTCTGCTGGGACATTCTCAGGGACCACCAGAGGAGTCATGAACAGTGTCAGAGTCAAGAGACTAGTCAGCACACTGAACCTCCCTCAGATCTTGAAGAACAGCGTCAACCCTCTCCTGTGCGATCGCTTCACAATTGAGAGCACACTGACCAGCGCTGATGGACTTACACTTGGTGAGCTCAAGCTGAACGTCAATCAGTCGAGCGTTGATCTCTTCAAGCTGGACTTGGCAGTCTGCAAGCTCTAACTGATATTGGTCTTGAGCTTGTGCAGCTCCTAGGTGGATTCCCCACACATAGGCACCCAGCCAGATCCCCAGCACGATAGCACCACCACCAAGATACATCAGCGTCTCCTTTGGCATTTCAAACGTAATCATATTTATCCTTTAGTTGGGTAGCTCTAAGACTCTGCAATGTGGTGGCACCGTGTACGTCCCATCATATAGGGGTGAACCTACAACCGTTTGAATACGTGGGTAAACCGTGATGGTCCCACTGATTGCAGAACTGGGCAAAAATAGACACGCGCTTGGTCTACCTATTTCAGTTAGAGCTATATTACTAGCACGTCCCTTTGTACCAAGATTCGAGGTGCCATCATACCAGTAGAACTCAGCATAATACGTGGTATTCGCTACTGAGTATTGACACATACAATTGACCTCTAAGCGCCAAGAACTGTTACTGTGTAACACTAGCTGATTACTTGCGTTTATTGTAGCCGTCGTATTTCTAATAGTATCATTTAACGCAAACGTTGAACCGTTTGAGACACTCGTCAGGGATGTGAATTGAAGAAGGTCAGCTTTTATATTTGCTTTGGGTAGCGCTCTATAAGTCATATAATTACCCCTACTAGCTGATCTAGTCCGTTGATATTCCTTGAGCCTGAGCCGTAGAAAAACACACCAGTGTCAACCTGTATCACGCTGTTTCTAGTGTGAACTCCTACAGCACAGTCATCGCCTTTGCTGTATTGATTGCGTATGTGTGAGGCTGTTCTGTATGTGCCGTTCGTGAATCCATAATTAAAGATACAGAGGTTACTGCTACCTGTGGTGATGTCACATGTTGTGATGCTGTATGGATGCTCACACTCTACAATGTTAGACGCTGACAATTCACATGCACCATTGGAACGGTCCCAAGTGAAATTATAGTACCCTCCTTGCCCTTGTGTAGTTAGTGCAATATTAGAGGTGTTTACATAAGCGCTATACATCGCGCTTTTTGTCGGTCCTGGATCATAACTCATACATACTCCTAATATTGCATCTCAATGATAAATAGGTGACATGCTGAGATAATATCCACGGTATTGCCTACACCTAATTGATTAATTCTCACACTGAGGTCATGTGATGGATTTTCAAGGGTGAGTTGTCCAATGGTTGATCCGTTGTACCAGTTGCCCCCAATGGTCGGCACATATCGAGCCTCAAAAGCTCCATCAGATCTGCCCAGTTGAGACCCTGCTGTGTCATTATACCATTCTAAACTGATATCGCTGGAGCTCGATGGACGATCACATGAAATAGCTACTTGCATATAATACGAGCGTGAAGAGCTCAGCGATATGACGCCAGCAGAAGAGATGCTCACGCTATCTCCTCCACTCGTGACTTTAGTAGGAAATTTCACCTTATCACCATCACTGGCTCCTGTCTGAGTGCCATCAGCTGTCAACGTCACAAATGCTGTGGTCACAGGATTTCGCGCTTTGTATGTCATGTTCCACCCCTTTTAAATAATGAAGTAGTTAGACCCATCACTCACGAGTGTTACGCTTTGATTGGGAGTATCAAGCACGAAGGTGCTTGACCCATCAATATTAGAGCTGGAGGGCGTGAGTGTCAGATTATAAGAAGCGCTCAGATTTTTAATTTGGTATTTGTATCCAGTGCCCGCTGTTGATGCTGAAGGTATGTTGACTACGACACTAGCGCTAGGCGTCAATAAATAGATCTCCTCAATATCTGCGTGAGTGCTAATTGTGTATGCTGTTGATGGGCTGGCTGACGTCACAGTTGGCACACTGCCACCACCACCACCAGACTGTGTGACCCACGATAATACACCGGACCCATCAGTCTTTAAGACCTGGTCAGGGCTACCATCTGATGTTGGTAGTGTAAGCGTATAAGTTGCAGTCGCTGAGTGTGCTGGTGCTTTAATAGTAACACCGTGACTATTCTGCTCACAGTTCAGCTTGATAGCTCCCTGGTTATTACCACCGGTCTGATTACCACGAATGACAACCACACCAGTCCCATCAGGAGCAAGGTCTAGATCAGCGTTGGAGGTGGTCACGATGTCCTGACCATTAAGGTCTAGGTTGCCACTTAGCTGGGGTGTGGTGTCTTCAGACAGGTTAGCGATTGCACCAATCGATGTGCGTGCTGTGGCACCACTCTCTGTGATGAAGTTTGACCCATTCCCCACAATGAAAGCACCATCAGCTGGTGTGAGACCTGCAACGTCTGTGAGCTGTGCATCGAGAGGCTGACGAGCCCCCAGCGCTGTATCAATCCCACTGAGATGACCATCAATGTTAGCGTTAGCTGCTGTATAGTGTGACGCTGAGTGATCCGCTGCTAGGTCATCACCGCTAACTGTCACAACACCAGCCGAACCATTTAAACTCGTCACAGCTATAGAGCTCAGCGCAGTGGCCACAGCTTGATTAGAAGCATTACCCGCAAACACTTGCCCATTGTTTAAGTTAGGTGTTGCATTAGTACGTCCAGCGCCACCTACCTTGATGATACCAGCGCTAGCATGTGACCTCACAACCTTACCAATGTTCTGAATAAGGTTAGCTGTGCCAGTAGGGGCAGAGCTGACCAGACCACCGGCCACAGTCGAGCTGATAAAGACGGTATCACCAGCGCTGAATGATGATGTATCAATGTCTGTGAGGTTGCCAAATGTGATGACCTTAACATCAGCATTGTTAGAGACATTGGCAGCCAATAGGCCAAAAGCTTGCATGGTTGAAGCGCTGTTAGACTGCGCTAGTGAGATGAGAGGAGTGGACCCACTCAACCCAGAGATGTACACCGCTTGACCCTTAGTCAGAGACCCACCGGTCTCATTACGAGCCTTGAACATCACAGCGCCTTCAAGCTCACCATGGATCTCAGCAAACCTAGCCGATTCAGTCCCCAGGTCATGAGTAGCATCAGCATCAGGGATGGTGTCAGCGCCTAGGTTAATAGTACCAGCGCCATCAGGATTGATCACGACATTGCCACCAGAGGCGCTCGTGATGCTCTGACCGTTTACATCTAGGTTACCACCGAGTTGAGGAGTCGTGTCATCTACGACGGCAGAGAGACCACCAGCGCTAGTTACAGCCGATTGAACAAAAGCTGTAGTGGCAATCTGAGTGGTGTTCGTTCCACTTGTAGCCGTTGGTGCTGTCGGTGTACCTGTGAGTGCTGGACTCGCTAACCTCGCCAAGTCTGCTGAATCAGATAGCTGAGTACTTGCAAGTTGAGACGCTGTGAAGTTTGAGCCATCACCGATAATTACATAATTATTGCTAGGCGTTAGACCTGCAACGTCTGTCAACTGTGCATCTAGAGGCTGACGAGCTCCCAGCGCTGTATCAATCCCACTCAGGTGTCCGTCGATATTAGCGTTAGCTGCTGTATAGTGTGACGCTGAGTGATCCGCTGCTAGGTCATCACCGCTGATTGTCACAGCGCCCGTTGATCCATTAACGCTAGTCACACCACCAGCGCTAGTTACAGCCGATTGAACAAAAGCTGTAGTAGCAATCTGAGTGGTGTTCGTTCCGCTTGTGGCTGTTGGTGCTGTCGGTGTCCCTGTTAGCGCTGGGCTTGCTAACCTCGCCAAGTCTGCTGAGTCAGATAGCTGAGTACTTGCAAGTTGAGACGCTGTGAAGTTTGAACCATCACCAATAATTACATGATTATTGCTAGGCGTTAGACCTGCAACGTCTGTCAATTGTGCATCTAGAGGCTGTTTATTACCAAGGGCGCTATCAACTCCACTTAGATGACCTTCGATGGTTGTATTACTTGGTGTGTAGTTTGATGCTGAATGGTCAGCAGCCATATCATCAGCACTGAGAAGCACCGCACCAGTCAGACCATTTACGCTAGTGACCTGGTCAGTGTTGTCCACCTTATCAATCTTTGAGTTAGTGATTGATCCACCCATATCATCATTTATGAGTAGGTGATCTCCTGTTACCCACTGCTGACCATAAAGAGCTCCAGTCCCTGAGATGATGTACATGTCACCTTTCTCAGCATTACTTAGATCTGGACTCGCTGTGGTTACATTGAAGATACCTTTATATTCAACACCACCCACTAAAGCAGCGTCAATGCGCTCCTTGACTGTCAAGGGGGTCATCGCCTTAAGGTCATTGGTGCCTGTAGTGGCCTCTGCTGACGTAGCGATCTGAATCTTGCCCTTGGTGGTCTCTGACGCATCAGGGACTGTAGCGCCTGCACCACCCTCCCATGGTTTAGCTTTAATACTCATGATTCACCTCAAGGATTGTTAAAGCCAGCATAGATGACAAAAGAGTCAGAGCCTGCAGCCTTCTTATATGCGATTGAGGTGACTGATGATCCACCCTGAAGGGCTTGCACATCAACAGAGTATGAGCCGAGGACGGGGACAACCCCATCACTATTAGCCACACCATCACCAGCGCCACCAGCTGCACGAAGCTTACAATATGAGACGGTGTCAGTTGAACCTGAGACCACCTCAATAAATGCAAACTTGAGACCAGCGCTGAGCTGTGTCCCAGTCTGAGTATCATAAAAGTCTGTGGCGCTTAAGCTGTGCCAGTCTGTGTCGTTAACGGCGCTCGCGTTATAGGCGGCTGCGTATCCACCGGCGTGGATGGGGTACTGTACACCGAGTCTCATGGCTTCTCCATTGTAGTCTGTGGTGTTGTTTCTGTGGGTTTGTCCTGTGCTTTTGGGGTGCGCTTTGACAGCACATTACTCCCAGCGTAGACAAGAAAAAGAGTGTCGATTAATCCTAGTACTTCAGTGTGTGCTTTGTCGAGTAGTGCAAGGAGAAGACAAGCGCTGAGGGTAGCATAGAACGCCATCGCTTTACGTCCACCGGCCTTCTCTGTGGCTGTCTTTTCTTCCTTCTTCTCACTCATCGAAGTCACCACCAAGGAGACGATAGACGTGGGCAACCTCATCTAGATTACGTTCACGCCTAATGACTCCCTCACCATATGAGTCATCACCCAGAGTCCCGTGGGCGTTCCCCTCTACCGTCTTGAATACACCATCACAATCAGGAGCCTCTACACAAATGGTGATATGGTCACCCTGCTTTGAGCGCTTAGCTGTGTAGACCACCACAATGTCACCTGGGGCCATCTTGTCAGCCTCGATGTGACGTGAGCTCTGTGACCAGTTAGAGTATAGGCGATAGCATGAGGGGAAGATTTTCTTCCTGATGTCGAGCTTCACGGAGGTCCAGCAGAATGCAGCGAACGCACCACACCAAGCAAACTGACCATTGCGCGTGTATTGCTTTTCCCATGACCAGCCTATGCCCTCCTGAGTCCTGATGTATGTGTTGATGCGTGGATCAGGATCAGGGATGTATTGCTCCCACTCTGATAGACCTCTGGCGACAGCCTCAGCCGACTTAGGATCAATGTGGGGCGTTGGCCATGTCACCAGACGTGGTGCAAGTTCTGACAGATCAATCTGAGCTTGATTAAGCGCTCGATCCATCCTCCTCACTTGATGCTTTAACCCGTCGATCTCTTCTTGTAACTCTGCTTTAGTAGGCATGTCAGCTATACTCCTGTGCATCCACCGTGGTGTTAATCTTGTCTGAGGCGTTGGCCAGATATGCATCAGCTTGGTGGGTGGCTGAGGCGTTGGCATATGTGGTGGGCTCCAGAGTACCGTTCAGTGATGCGATACCATGAGCCCCTGTGAATGTGATGGTGTTACCAGAGATGCTCTGAATCGTGAGACCTGTGATAGCGTTGTCGTGGTCGCCACGTGGGACATAGTCCACCACATCACCAGCCTTAAAGAAGCTAACATCATCAACAGATGAGTCACTGAAGTCATCCTCAGAGACTGTGGCCGTGGTGGGTGTGATGGAGGTGACCTTGGCTGTGGCGTTCCATGCTACGGGGTTCAGACCAGTCACGATGATCTCCAGTGAGCATCCCTCACTCATAAGCTCTTGATTGATCGAGCGCACCATCCCCACGCCATCCACCACACCATAGGAGTCAGAGTACCCCTTGAGGTGTGGAGAGCTCACTTTCACGTATGAGCCCACATCTAAATAGATGCTCTGACCTGTGGAGATATCACCCCTCCACACTCTGAGTGGGTTACTCAGTAGGTTAAAGATCCGTGATGACGTGGGGAGGAACTCAGCAAACCGGTCACCAGCTCCACGCCCAAAAGAATCAGAGGAGAGACCTGGCAGAGTTAGCGTAATCTTTGAGCGCTCTCCACCATAACGAGTGATGGCCTCTTGATTGCTAAATAGGACGCTCGACACATACTTGTCTTGGATGGCGTCATAGTCATACTGATACTCTATCTGAGTGACAATGTCTTCATACACACCCCAGTATGGTGGGGGATCTGCTAACCAGTCACCAGCCTGTATGGTCTGATCAGTGTTAGCCACGCGATCATTCCCAATGCTGATGAGGGTAATCTTGTTTGCTCCTGTGGTGGGGTCTCGCCTCATGACGATGGCTGCACTTAACAGTTTTAGAATGCTCTCAACTAGGTCTCTAAGGTCACCCGCATCACCGCTGAGAAATGAATCCACGGTGATGACACTGGTGGAGTCCACTGCCAAGAAGCTTTGCTCATCTATGTTGTCACTGTGAATATTGAGGCCCAGCGTAAACACATCATAGGTTCCGTTGAGGTTACTACCTCCACCGGACTCCAAAAGCTTAAGCAAAGCTGTGCCTGGTCTCTCTCCGTTGAGTCTTGTAGCTCTAAAGATACTGACGCGCTCATAGCCTGCCCAGTTACCAAAGCTCACACACTGAGAGAGACTCTGGTCAGGATCAAGGTGAACATACACACCAACATCAACACCATCATAAGTGGCTGTAGTCTCGTGAGTAGCTATGAAGACTTGATCTCTTTGCTCGTTAGTTCTGCGATCTGTGAACCTGACCACAATATCAAAGCGCGTTGTACCTAGGCTAGATGGGAGACCTAGACTTGATTCAACTAGGAAACGATCCTCATAGAGTTGATAATATGCTGAGGCCACACCTTGTATCTCTTCAGTTATTGATAAGTCAGGATTACCACTCACTTTAAAGTTTCTAAATGAACCTCTGTGTCCTTGACGGTTTGAACTGATCCCCGTCCTAATGTCTTGGACAAAGCTTTCATCATCTTTAGATATATCTATCGGATACCAAAGCCTCGATCTGTTATCTAGTGGACCTGATGCGGTGTTTGCATCCTCCCAATATTTATGTGTGTGAGCTTGTCCCAAGTCCTCATTTCTAGACTCTGCATACAAGGTACCTTTATCAGACCACATGTAGATTGATGCTGGCTGTCGAGTTGTGGTGGTTTTACTAACAACCACTTGAGTATCTCCACTCAACACCCAACGAGCCCACCCACCAGCAAAGCCTGATATTGAAGATGGTCCTGATGCAACCAGTGTTTCATTGATTATGTCTGGCCATCTCTTAAGCTGATCTTCTCCTAACAGATGACGCTTGAGCTCAGTGAGCCACTGACCGAACTGCACATTCAAGAGTGTTAGGTCTTCAAGCTCTGCTGTAGTATAGCTATCGGTCTCTGAGCCTAGAGAACACGTATATATAGTTTGACCACCGGCATTAGCTGTCTCATTAATCAGAGTCACATAAGCATATTTTTGAGGTATGCCCAGCGTGCTCTGTAAGCGTGGATATCTTGGGTGAGGTGTTCCTATGTTGTTGTTGTCTGGAGATCCATTAGGCAATGAAACGTCGAAGTCAGAGACTAACCAGCTATTATCATTTTTTATTAAGCTGATGGTGTTAGCTGTGATGGTTGATGTTGCATCTATTCGATAGTTATTAAATAACTTATTCCAAGAAATACCGTACTCAAGTTCATTGGAGTCAGTGCCAAAATAGTGATATCCATCAAGAAGTGAACTCTGACCAATACCTTTATCACCTAGCTGAGTATCAATCAGCGCTGTGAGAGGTACTAAGCTGAGGCTGATCAGGTCTTGTTCTTCGATCACCGGTGAACTCTCGATGAACCCATTAACGACTACAACCCATGAAGAGAGACTCCCATCAGGATATTGATGAGCTGCATAGAGCTTTGCGCGTCGACCTCTGAATGTGGTTATCTCCGTTGTGAGCTCTGGGACGCTTGAACCCTCTAGAGTGATACTATGGTTTTGTCTGGGTGTATTACCCACCGCGCGACCTGCTAACACGTTCACACTGGTAGATGTTGCGCTCAGTGCTTTGACGGTCTCCGCTCCAATGTGGAAGAGTCGAGGGTATGATAGAGAGCTTAGGTCTTGATTAATCTGTACAGATGAAGCTGACCTGCTCATCGATGCTGTCAGCTGTGCTCTTGTACTCGCTGACCTTTGGCCACATCTGCCAAAGATGATACCTGGATCACCATCCCCACCACGTCGTCTATCTACTGAGAGAGTGACTGTGGTTGCACTATATTGACCTACACCGCCAGCTATATCGAGTGATGAACTAACTGAGCTCACCTCGACGATAGCTTCAATGTTCTGATAATTGATAGTAGGTGCAATCGTAGTGTCTAGACCAGTCACACCACCACCAGAGTGATAGCGATATAGAAGGCCACCCACCTCTAAAGCAAAAACCCTTCTACCGTGGTCACTGTCTATCATGGTGTCACCTCTACTTGATAGATATCATAGATGTGTACACCTGAGATGGCCACATCATTAACGGTGATCTTGATGTTTAAAAGCTGACCTCTGTTAGTGCTGGGCACATATAGTGGTCTTATGACTGTACTGGGGCTCGTGTTGGTTGGTGCCTCTATGGGTGTTGTGCCTGTGAATGCAAACACATCTGGTGACCGATCCTCTCTTGTCGTCGTTAGGTCTATAAACTTAATACCATGATCGAGAACCGTGCCTGTAAATGAGTTGCTAGCTGTGGCGCGTAGCTCACATGTAATATCTGGAGCGCTGGCGCTTTGCTTTGCTACATAACTTATCAATATAGCTAATCTCTCAGAGAGTGGAGTGCTCTGATAGAGGAAGTTATTCTCATGGCCCTTGTAGCTAGATCTGACCACTCCTGAATTACTTAGCCTTGACCCAGTCCCATAGGATGGGCTTAAAGCGCTGTATGTGCTGTGACTCACCTGATAGTGTGCTTCACCTAGAAACTTGCAGTGAGTGAGTTGAGCCAGCCCATTAGCTAACTGCACAACAGTGCCACCCATCACCACTTCACCATTGAAGCAACCATCCTTGCTAGGCATGGCCGTGAATCCTGTGGGTATTAACATGCTAGACTCCTATGATGGTTAACCCTGCTATGTATGGTCTGTATGTACCACCACTCCCAGTGATCTCAGTCCCTTTGATGTATAGCCTTCTGATGTTGTACCCAGTCTCATCAAGCCCAGCTCTATACATGCTGAGTCCAAAGTCTACCGACCTGGGGAGCTCATCAAGTCTAAAGCTCAGAGTGTGACCAGTCCATCCAGTGGTGTTCATCGTGATACGCTCACCCATGATATCAATGGGCATAGCTGTATAAGTCCCACCGTTCTGGAGGACTCTGACATAAGCTGTGATGTCTAAAAGTACATCCTCTCTCATGCCAGCAAAGATGGCTGATTCACTAAACATAGAGGTCAGGTCACCTGATGCGATTGTCCTAGGCGCTGCACCGGCCACGCTGATGGCCTCTGATGAGCTGATCCCCTCAACACCAGACCAATTGAACAGCACTCTAGGTCTTCTCCTGAGCATGTTAATGTTCTCAATCATCTCAACCCCCGTCCTCGATGAGAGAGGTAGATCAGCGCCTAGACGTGTCTGACCTTGTGGGATGTAGATTGAGCCGGTGGAGGTTAGCTGACCTGTGCCTAGTGGTGATGTGAGAGGTGACCAGTTAGCCATCAAGCCTAGGATCTCGACCTCACCACCGGAGGGTGCTTTGACCTCCATCTTCAGCACACCAGCAAACTCAGTCTCAGCAGCTGTGAGGTTGATGGTACCACTGACAAAAGCACTACTATATCTTGAGGTGTCAGTGATGGTCAGCGTCGTGGTGTATGTGCTCGTGCCTATTGCATAGGTGAATCGAGCTTGAGCGCCAGCCACAGCACAAAAGCCCATCAGGATGATGTTGAGGTCTCTGTGTTCCTCGCTGAGCTTCGGTACATACCACTGACACATCTCCACAAAGTTTGTGGAGTTCTGCCTGAATGTCGAGTCATCCCATACCTGACTCAATACGTTATGTGTACCACCGACGGCGAAAGCATAATTTGAACTATCAGCAAGCCTAGCAACCTCAGTGGTCCTGATGGTCTGTGATGCGACCACTCTAGATGCATCAGTCAGGATGGGTGGGGATGTAAATGAGTTGCTCATAGATGCTCCACCTCGATGGCCACAGGTACACGACGCTTGAGCCTGCCAGGATAGATCAGATCAAACTCAGAGGTGATAAGTGAACCCCTCACCCGACCATAGAGCGCGTTATCCTCAGAGGTGTTGAGTGTGTCATAAGCAGCCTGACCACCTAGCACCTGAGCAGTCATCAGCGCTCGTCTTGAATCACCCCATGATTGATAGACGTTAACGCGCTCACCTGATGAGGCATAGGGCAACCATCTATTGGTGAAGTGTCTGTAGTCATCAGAGAGGTCAAGGAGCGCGTCTAGGTCAAACTGAATCACGCTGGTGATGTATGTGCCGATGTAGTTTGAAGCGTAGCCACCACCTATCTTTCTTCTGCTCTGGCTTTGATTTGCTACTCTGAGGTGATGAGCTTGGATGGGCCTTGATGGGATCAGCACACCAGAAGCTTTGAAAGCTGAGGTCAAGCGTGAGTAGCTGGTTGCGTGGGTGGCTGGTGTCTCGTTTCCACTGAATCCGAGCAGGTCTCTGATTGTTGTGTTGGTCCATGAGATATGACCCAGACTAGTGAGATATAAGCACTCAGCATAACCATCATCATTGATATACCAGTTGATGAGGTCTGATGATTGCTCTGTCTGATCTAACTTCTCTAGAGAGTCAAGACCAAAAGCATCAGCATCACTGACCGTTGAACGGTCCCTAGTATAGAGAGAGAGGTCTTGTATGCTGGTGTCCTGCTGAGGAAACACAAACGACCCAGCACCACCCACCTCATCTATTCTGTAGGTCACTCCAGTAAATGACGTGACTCCTCTGGTCCAGTCGTTAGGGCAAACCACTGAGTAAGTGGAGCCGTCTAGAGTAGCTGTGAGCGTGCCTGATCCAACGCCCAAAGGATCTGACGACCCAGTTGAGGTAACTGTGAAGTCAACGCTAGAACTGAAGACAAACTTATCAGCGCTATTGAGTGATAGAGCCCATGATGCACCAAATAGTTTAACAGTACCTAGACGACCAGTGCCGGTCACATCTGTGTCAGTTGCTCGACCGTTGAGAAAGAAGACAGCATCCTCATACACACCCTGACCTGTGGTGAACGTGGGCATGGATACCGCTGAACCTCCAGAGCGCGTGAAGACCTGCTCACCACTGAAGTCACGCAAGTCATAAGCTGATAGAAGTCCAAACTGTGGGGCCGGATTATTTAAAGGCATGTCATACCCTCCCTAGGTTAAGGCGTCTTGATCCTCTGTTACGTTGGTTCATCACTCCCACAATCCTGTCAACCATCGCTCTCTCTGCAGCCTGTTTGGTGTCATAGATCACAGCACCACCAAAGTTAATATTGAAGACGGTCGAGGTTTCCTGTGCTGTCTCCCTCTCTGGCGTTGGTGCTATCTGTGGAGCTCCGCTAGGTGATGCACCTCCACCACCTCCACCACTTCCACCACCCATGGCACCTGCAACCCCACCAGCTAGGGCAGCTGCACCACCAAAGATAGCAGCTGACTTAAAGTGTGTTGCTGCAACTGCTGGATTTAAGATGAGCGCTGCAAAGCCTTTAGCCGTCTCCATCAGTGCTTGGACTGCAGCTTGCTTGCCTAGACCGTGGATGATTTGAACCATTGAATCTTGAAAGCTTTCACCCATAGCAAGCGCACCATAAGTGGCCTCTGCAAACCCACTGGCGAAGGTGTCTGCTAGTTCACCCATAACTGGGATAGCTCTCAAGCCTAGGTCTATCTGATCTGCTATAACTTCATTCTGTTCTCTCATTTGAGACATGAACTCTTGATGTCGCTTCTCATCCTCAGCTTGACGTTTAGCCTGTGCTTCTGCCTCTTGAGCTAGACGCTTCTCTTCTTCTCTCTTAATGAGTTGTGTCTTACCTATCTCATACTTCATGTCAGCCATTAGCTTGAGGTTTGCATTCTCACCAGCCTTATCAAGCTCTAACTGATATTGAGCATCGAGCACCTCAAGCGCTGTTGCTCCTGTGGCTTTGAGGTGTTGGATCTCAAGAGACCTGATTGCGAATAGCTCATTCTGCGTTTGTCGCTCAATAGCTAATCTCTTCAGCGCTTCAATCTCTCTCTGCCTAGCTCTGAGCTCTCTAGCCTTCTTCTCAGCTTCTTGCTCTTTGTCTCTGTTTGCTTGCTTAACAGCTTCAACCTCATCATTAATCAATCGCTCAAGCTGAATCTCAGCCTTACGTTGCTTAAGTCTTTTCTCAGTGTTTAAGAGAAACTCAGCCTCCTCTTCATTGCGCTTGATGGCTGCATCTAGGATCTCAGCTTCACCCTTAAGCCTCGCCTCTTCCTCAGCTTTATACGCTTCACTTAATGACGTGACCTTTAACTCTCTTAACTCAAGCGCTCTAACCTCTACTTTAAGTTGATTCACCCTAGCGAGGGTGGCCTCTGCGCTCTGATCCTCTAGTCCCTTCTCACCTTTGGCTGCTTCATCTATGCCTTGCATCACCTTAGTCTGTCTCTGAGTGTAAGTTCCTATAGCTCTATTCAGCTTTTCTCTGGCCTCTGTTATCTCACCAATTACTTTTTTTCTGTCTTCAAGAGCTTGGAGGAAGGTGTCACCGCCCCTGACTAGGTCTTTTTGACGGTCCTCTTCAGCTTGGAGCGCCTCTTGATACTCCTGCATAACTGGGAGTAGTTTCTCATATTCTTTCTCTAACAGCTCTTTAGCAAACTGACTCTTAAGTGTTTGAACTGTAAACTTCTCGAGAGCTTTACCGGTGGGTGTTACGCCCTTTTCTGCCAGTGCTTCAAGCTTACTCTGAAGGTCAGCAGCTGCAGCGCTCATGGCCTCTTCTCTGTTCTCCATCTCCTGAGTAGCACCTATGATCATCTCAAAGGTCTCAAACACAGCAAAGCCAGCAGCGACCACACCACTCAAAGCAGGAATCAGCGCCATTAGAGAAGCTCCACCACCTTTAGAGACACTCTTGATGGTTGACCCTAGCTCACCAAACGAACCACCGAGCTCCTCAACATTGCCAACAACCTCACCTAGTCCTTCTCCTAAATGTTCATTAAATCTCTCAAAGTGGCCGGCCATGTTTCCTGCCGTCTCACCTATACCGCTGAGACCTCGCTTGGCCTCTTCGGCTCCTGTTAAATTGACCTCAATATCAACACTGTTAGACATGACGTGAATCCTCTATTGCTCTCTGTTGTGCTCTCCTCTGAGCTGACTCTGTATGATAGTGTAATGTATCAACAGCCTCAACCAATGCACATGAGGGTGATGGGTGTGATGTGGAGATGGGGTAGAGTCCTGACCTGTGCCGTTGGTACGCTGAGATGATACCTGCCATCCTATTAGCACCGGCCACAGGACAAGACCTGATCTCCATATCAGAGAACTCTTCACCAGAGTCTGGCGCTACTCGATAACCTGGCACGTATAGACCACGCTCATCACGCTGTACAGCTGGGAGCCCATCGAGGAACGGACCACCACAGCTACCCCTCAACTCCCTCAAACCACGTTTAGCCCTGCATTGATCACATGACCATGAGCGACCTCTGTTAAAGCCTAACCAAACAGAGGCCGCTAACATCATTTTCCCTGATCACCTAGCAAGCTGATCCTCTGTATGTGGAGTACCAGCTCACTTATAGTCTGTATTCTGTGACTCTCTGGTCTGATCATCTGGAGGTGCTCAAGACCAGCCTCAGCTTCATCTATGCTCACCAGAGATGCTCTGATCATCTCATCATACACATTGCTGAGATATTGCTGATAGGCGCTCATCGCCTGACGATCATTATCAGAGAGCTCATGGTGCCATCTAGCCTTCTTGACTGGATCATCAGGAGCCTCAGACCAGAGTAAACGACCTAGCTCTGATCGAGTCATAGCGCCAGCCTTGATCTCAGCTTGCTCACGTTCTGAGGGTGACAATGCTTTAATGATAAAAGCTGTTGCCCCTTCATTGATTGTGAGGTGCTTTTGGTCGCCCGTCTCTAAATAGGCTGACCTCTGCTCTGGTGTGCAGTCCACAGCTGGGTCACAGGTGACCACCACTTCAATGGTCTGTTCTGATGATGTCAAGAACGTGAGCGCCATATTAGATCCCAAGTCCTAATCTAAAGGGGGAGTTAGTGGCGTTAGATCCACTCACGTCACCACCATACCTCGATTGATTGTAGGTGAGTTGCTGTCTAACAATGTCATTACCTGTGACATCGTAGGCGCTAGGATCGACGCTGAGTTGTGCAGCTGGGAGCATGATCGCACAGCCTAGGCCATCACCTACGGGACCAGTACCAACGATGATCTGTCTCAGCGTTCTATTGAAATAGTCATCATTGATTGTGGTGTTGACTGTGGAGAGACTCAAAGTGAGCTCCACCACCACGTCACTGATCTCCATGTCAGACATGGCTAGGATGCTGTTAGAGTGTCCCATAGGCGTGAGCGTATTAGTGAGCGTCAGACTGAAGTCTTCAACATCGAGGGCAGTACGCGCCAAGGTGTCACCGGTGGTGGCATCTGTGAGAGACGTGGGTGAGGTTGATGAGGCCACTACATACGCACCACGGAAGAAGGGAGGTGATCCAGCGTTGTATGTTGGCTCGATGGGTCCTGATGCATTCCCATGGTCATCTTGAATCAATGCAGCTTGATAGGTGAACTCACCCATAAGACGGCCATTGTCTAAGGTGATGCTGAGAGATTCGAGCACACACCCATAGGCGTATGATCTGAAGTTGACCCCATCTACACGAAAGCTCAGTGAATGCTCTCTTGTACCTGTGGCGTTGCGTCCTGGGATGTACCAAGTCTGAAGGTGTCTGACAGTCTTGGAGCCTGTGAACGCTGAACTAAATGCTGGAGAAACTGAGACCTTACCACCCACGTCATCATCAGTGATGGCGCTGTATTCTGCTCGTCCGTTAAGCTCTGCACCAATGATGGTCCCCACGTCATCATTATTTGGACCGGATGAGGCTGTATAGCTGTTGACGTTGGTGACCGTGGCTGTGTCGCTCGTAACTGATGGGATACGAGTCTTAAGGCCAGCACCTAGGAGGTAACCTAGATAATTAGCGGTGTAGTTGTTCGCTGATGTCCCAACGGTGGTGAGGTCAACCCTGCACACAATCTGACCAGTACGTCTCCTCACTCGATTGCCTGAGCTGAAGACCGTGTCAGGCTCAGGAGGGATGAGGAAATTACCATCACGCGCATCGAGACGCTCAGAGGCCACAGGCTCACCAGCGATGATGATGGGGTCACGCTCGCAAGGGATCGAGACATAACTCAGTCCACTAGTCGATGGATCTGGAATGCCGGTTGAGCTTTTAAGTGAGCCGAATGAGCTCTCCACAGCCACTGATAAAGTTCTATGTGTTACAGCCATGTTAGGCCTCCAAATATAACAGGGTGAAGGGAACGGTTAACATGAAGCCCATGTCACCAAGATCTACAGGTCCAAAGATGGCAGCCTGTGGAATCACTGAGAGTATACCCGTGGTAGATAGATTGTAGTTAGGACCTTTAAGGCGCTCTAGTATGTACTCCGCATCCTCAGCAGCCATCCGCTGAAGGTTGAGAGGATCAGCCTGTGAGACATCATACCTGACCTCACAGTCCACCTCTACTCTCCTTCGACCACTGAGACCAGCAGCGCCATCATCCTCAGGGAATGATGATAAGGTCAGCTGAAAGTATCGGTTATTATTGTGGCGCTGAGCTGGTGGCGTGACGTAACCATTGGCGCGATCATAGCAGACAAAGCCGTGATGAGTGTCTGTCTTTGGAGTGATCGCCATGATCTGGTCTTCAAGGTGTGTCAGCGCTGCGTAGATTCCTTGGCTCACTTCATCACCTTCTTTCTAATCTCGATCTCAACAGCCTCAACTAGGATATCTACATCCTTAGGACTTAACCCCAAGAACTCTCTAATCATGTTCACCTTGTACCCATACTGAGCGTGATCAGTGAGTCCTATAGTAAAGCCTGTGGGTGTTGCTTCTTTTACCACCAGATTATTCATCATGTTACCTGAGAGAACAAGGTCAACCTCAGCGCTATCACCACCACCACCACGTCTTCTCGACTCCTCTTTATACTGTCTATACCCACCCTGATAAAAAACACTCTTGCCGGTCCTCGATGGTCTGCCACCTTTAGGACTTAGACGAGCTCCTCTCTTTGCGACATAAAGAGGTTTAGTCGAGTATCGCTGAAAGGGTCTCCCATTGGCATCAAGCCCACGGCTGGTCCTCAGCTTGATTGAAGCCAAGGTATTCATAGCCAAGCGCTGAGTGTCACGCGCCGTCCACAATGAGCGTGGGACTTTGATATTAACCTTGGCTGGCATCAGTGCCTCATCCCTCTGGCGATCTTGAAAAAGTTATCATTCTCACTCTTGGTGTAGGTCTTCCATGATGCTCTGAAGTCGTCCTTACTCCCTCCCTCTCTGCGTAGATTCTCTTCACCTGCATCAACCTCACCATCACCATCAAGGTCAAGAGTCACAGATCTGAGAGCAAGGGCCATCAGTTCATGATATCGCTCACGCATAGCCTCAGCAGCGTCAAACTGCATAGACATCTCGTAGATGTGAGCAGCTGCACAATAGACATGAGCCCTCTTGAAGCTCTGCTGATTGAAGACCTCATCCTCAGTGATGCCATCAGCTATAACGTGGTCACGTATCGACAAGATGAGCTCATCTAGGCTGGCCTTGATCTGAGGTGTAAAGTCAGACTGACGACGTGGGACCATGTCAGCAAGGTTGGCCATAGAGCTCACCAGCTCGTCATGATCTAGGCCGGTGGTGAATGGTCGAGGAGTGACCTTAAGGAGACCTGTCTCAGCTTGCTTGCCACCCACTAGGTCAGTGTAGGCTATGGTGTAGGGATATACTCCTGAGGTCCCCAGGTTGGCTGATCCAATATCAACATAACTCATACTGAAATTAAGAGTAGCTGATGAGCTGAGGTCAATCTCTCTGGGTAGAGGCTCAGCAAGTAAAGCTGTCCCACTCACCAGCCTCACCACCTTAACTGCATAGTAGGTGTCGGTGGTGGTCTTCAGAAAAGCTCTGACCTCATCACGCTCTAAGCTTGCACCCACTGCACCAGAGATGGTGAGTGTGCGTCTATCGTTGGCTATAGCTGTGACTGTCATGTCACCGCGCGACTGTACAAAGTTAGCTGAGAGGTCACCACCACTAAGCTTAACAGTGAGTGAGGGCGTCCCTGAATACGGCTCAGAAGGGTCCCAGACGAAATGATAATCCTGACTCTTAACAGCTTTTCTCATCCTCGCTTCCCTCCTCTGTTAGCCTTGCTGATATCTGCACCGGTGGCACGTTCTAATTCAGCAGCTTGTATAAATGACTCAGTCACTGGGCTCCATGAGTGTCGGCAGTTATACCCACCACATGAGGTCTTGACGCTGAGACCTTGACCGTTGTTGAGCTTTCTCATCTGCTTATCATCAACCACAAGGTCAATCAGCGCTTTGCAGAATGGACGGGTGAGACCATCCCGTGGTCCTGTGTAAAGATAGTTATCTAGTCCAGCCTCTTCAGCTGCTACCGCTGTGATGGAGCGCCCAAACTGACTGATTCTAGTTTTGACCTCTGTTAGCTGTCTACCCTCTGAGCTTTCTAGCCTCTGGAGTAGATCCGATTTAACGAGATAAATAGGGACCTCAGCAGAGATGGAGAGTAGCGCGTCTCTCGTTGCTCGCTTGAAGTCTGGTATGATTACGTCTTCAAACACAGCGCTTGCTGTCTGTGCTTGGATCAGGTCGAGCTGAGGGAGCATCTGAGGATCATAGGTGAGTCCTATAGCCTCAAGTGATTTCTCAGCAGCCGCTCTGATTTTGTCTGATGCTTCAATGAAGTCATCAACAGCTAGACCCAGACCACCACGAAGGATGAGGTCTAGTAGCTGATCATCATCAAAGCTCAGTAAAAGCTCAGGCTCTGTTGAAGCGCTGGCCATCTCGATGATAGAGACTAGCTCTTTTCGAGCTCTGGCAAGAGAAGCTTTTAGACCTCTCTCAGCTTGTACTTCTGCTTTGAGTTGATCGCGTCTGGATCGGATGAGTTGAGCCATAGGACCACGCTGACCCTTCACCTGTCTGGTGAGGTCGTCTATAGCTTCTTGATCTGCATCTATCTCACTGAAGTGATGATGATGATGGCTCAACTCTTCCATGATCACCTTTTAGGTAGAGAGGCAGTTAGTGACCACAAAGCCCAAAGAAGCGTCAATAAGCTTAAAGCTGTGTACTTCCTCAGCGTAGACATAGCGACGCGTGCTATCAAGTGAGTCATACTGACCAGCCTGCATTCCACCGAACTCAAGGTTAAGTGCAGCTGTAGGCATGCCCTTAACATTACCTGACTTTTGCACGATAGCGTCTGATCCCTTAAGGATACCCATGAAGATGGTCTCACGTTCCCAAATGTAAGCCTCGCTAGAGGTTGCACCCGGCACAGCCGTCTCACGCCTTGCTTGCCCAACTAAGATGTTAGGAATGCCAAGTACGTCACGGAGTACACTGATGACAGCATCATCATTTAAGATACGGTTCCCTGATGCAAAGCCTTGTCCAGAGGTCCCAGCATAACCACGAATCTCAGGATTACGCGCCAATGTACGGAAGACATCGCGCCCTAAGATGAGTGTGTCAGGGTTGATGCCATGAGCATTAGCAAAGACGGTGTCCTTAGTCTCATGGAGATAGGTCAACGGCTCTGCACCAGCTGCGTCAAACTTGGTTCCTGGTGTGGCAGTGTAGCTAGCAAAGTTGGTGGTAGCATCAAAGAGCACATCCGCTGCACGCTTCTCTTTAGCAAGCTTCATGACACGGCTCACCTTCTTAGCTAGGCGTGCTTCTTCGCTCCCAGGATACTGGCTGTCGAAGATGTCCTCCATAGCGATAGAGTCTGACGCTGCATAGATCTTAGCTTTAAAAGTCTGACTTGAGCGGTCAAAGCCTCCAATAGTTGCGCGTGATGCACCGGGAGCACGTTCAAGGTCAAGGCCAGTGCCAGCACCCATGAAGTTACGAGTCTCCTCAAGGAGAATAGTGCCTGAGCGCTCAGGGACTTTGATGGTCTCAAAAATCTTATCAGCAATAAGCTGATCATCACTAGGTACAGCCTCGACGACAAGGCTGGTTAAGATCTGGTCTACTGGATGTAAGTTACTATATGAACTAGCCATGATTTACTCCTTAAGGGATGAGGTTCTGAGGGCCAGTGAAGTTGATCAGGATCTGATCATTAGCAGCTGACGAGACTTGATTGACATTAGGGATGATGGACCCAATCGAGTAGTTCCCACTTGAAGCGTGAGCTTCAACCTTTCCACCACTGCTATCCTTGACCATCACTAAGCTGACAGAGTTTGCGATGGTTGCACCTGCAATCACTCGCGTCTTACCAGAGATGATGACATCTACAGGGTCTCCTGATGAACATGCACGTTGTGCGACACCAATACATCGTGAGTCTTGTCCAGCTGTAGCGCCATCAGTCACAATGACCTTACCAGCAGTGTTGACGCTCACTAGCGCAAACTCAGTGATTGCACCACCAGCGATGAATGTAACAATATTATCAGTATTAGCCATGGTCATTAACCTCCGAAGGCTTGAAGATAGTAGTCAGGATTGTCAGCGCGGAACGTAGCCAACGCTTCACTGTATGAGATAGACTTCTCAGCTGAGAGCTTACGCACTTCTTGATCAAGGGTGGCTTTGCTGATCTCAGCACCGCTAGCACCATGGCCCACCTCAGTGAGTGGTACAGACGCGCCAGCCTCGCGAGCGCTAAACATCTGCCAGAACTCAGGCTGGAGCTCACGAAGCTCCCAAGCTTTACGTGCTACATCGTTTTCACTTGGTGCAATCTTGCCTTCACGAAGAAGGACATCAACAGCGCGGTCACACTCAGCAGAGTCACGCTCTGCTCTGAGCTTCTTAATCTCAGCATCTTGAGCGCTCAACTTCTCGTTAAGAGCTTGGATCTCTGAGAGCATTACAGGTGAGAGAGTTGATTCACTCATCTTATTGTACTCTTTCTTCTCGTCATGCTCTGGAGTGTGAGCAAGCTTCTCAGCCTTCTCCTCATCATCCTTAGCGGTCATTGATTCAGCCTTGTCATCATCTGACTCAGCTTTGAGAGAGGCCTCTGAATCAGCCTTCATCTCTTTAATTTGGCGCTCAAGCTCTTGGACCATCTGATCCTTTGCTTTTAGCATCTGCTTGAGCTCTTCAGGTGACATGCTGTCGATGCTGTCCATCTGAATCTCCTCTGTTAGGGTTACCCTGTCAATCTGGTCATGTGATTGAGCTGGGCGTGGGGTTAAAGTGATAGCGAGTAGCTGAGCGTCTCCGACTTTGGATCCACCCAACCTATCAAAGACCTCACCAGCTAAGAACTCAGGAGAGCTCCACAACACACCACCAGCAGAGGTGACCACGTCAAGGCCACGCTCATTATATGCTGGGGTTGCATAGAGACCATCGTCTCTAAGCTCAAGGTCAATGATTAATCCAAGTGCGTTACCAGACTCTGGTGGCGCTGGTGTCCCACCTTGAAAAGGTGAGGTGGCATGTTGCCAATCAATGATCACAGGGTCTGCATCTTTGCGAGCGTTGAACACCCTGACCATCTCACTGAGCATCTCAAGGTCAATCTCTTTTCCAATAGCTTCACCACTCATCCTCGATGAGACTTGACCCAGTCCCAGAGTCTTGAACGGTCGACCTATGGTGAGACCATCAGGGATCTCATAGCGTGGAGCCTCAGAGAGTTGTAAAGCCTCTCCATAAGCTCTGAGGGATTGCGCTTTATTGTCTGCTGAGGTCATCTGTTTAACTACCTTTCTAGACCATGAGAATCCAGCATCACCTCCCCACCCATGCCAAGCCTGCCAGCCTTTACCCTGCTCATCCCACGTTGAACCCTGCTTATCCACCTCATGTCTAGTGAAGTAGGCGAGCATTCTACGGACGGTATCAGGTGAAAGTGTCTTCCCTGCTTTTAGGTCGCGAGCTCTGGCAATACCAACAGGAGTCATACCACGTTGGCTCTCTGGTTTGGTTGCTCTGACTTCAAGCGCTCGAGCAGCTGCGTCACGGACTCCCTGTGGTGGTGTGAAGTCAATATGATTATACTTCTTAGGACTGAGTTGCTCTGTCTTCTTCTCTCTCTTCTGAGGGTGACCGGTGGGGAGTAGATCAAGGTCACCTGTGTAGGCTTTCTTTCTCTGACCTGTGGCCACTAGTTTTAAGAAGGTACGCACACGAGCAAGAGCCCACTGAGTCCTAGTCATGCCAGGTCTATGGCTCACACTGAATGCACCGGCCCCACGTCTAAAGACAGCTTTGAGTGTGCCTAGGTCAACCCGTCTAGCCTTCTTAGTGAATCGAGCGTTGTGCTTATCCCTCATACCCTCCAGAGCTTTGACAGCTTTCTCTGAGATCTCGATCCCACCTCTTGACCCACTAGCTGATCCCTTAGGATTGATAGAGCTACCCTTGACCCTGTCCTTCTTTGGAGCTGGTGTCTGTGCCTGTGTGCGCTTCTTGATCTTCTTAACCATTCTCGCGTCTCCTTCTGATGAGGTGTTCAGCAAGTGTAGCCACACCACCACCACCACCAATGCTCGACACTCTGGAGATGGATGAGCGCTGTGCATCCTCTGGGAGATCACCAGCGCCAAGTCTCTCCCTGATTGCTCTCTCTAGTTCATCGTCAGGAGTGAGGAGACCAGCTTGCACAAGACCTGGTAGGGCGCTCATGCTCTCAGCAAGGTCATCAGTATCAAGACCAGTGTGGGTCATCTTAGGTAGCTTTGAGGGGTCGACTGATCCATAATTCCACCGTATGAGCCGGCCTATGGTCCCAGCTCCACGCCGATCAAACCCACTCACCTGAGAGGCGATGATATCACACAAGTTGATAGCTGCTCTTCTAAAGACGCTGTGATGTACCTCACCCACTGACCTAGCACCGGTTGAACTTTGGCCTAGGTCAGCGAACTGAGTTAAGAATGACGCTGCTATCTGAGAGTCACACTTAGTGATGATATTGATAGGCCCATCTGCATAGAGGTTAGGTTGAGCGCTATACGTCTCAAACTTTACCGCGGGATTCTCAACTAGATAGGACTGTTCAGCGCTGATGAATGCTTGTGCTTGAGCCTCTGCATCATTGATCATGGCGTCAATATCACCATCACTCAGACCAATGCTCTCAGCCTCTGCTCTGTTCAGTGTGACTTTAGGGGTAGGCACTGCCCACCGGTCGAGACCCACACACATGAGATTACTTACGCGCTGTTTAGTTCTCCACCACCACCATGCAGGTCTGAGCATCCCCACACCCTCAAAGTTACTTCCCGTCTTATTGAGGGTGAGGAGGAGTAGCTTATTAGCTGGGATGGGTTCAGGGACTTTACCTACACCTACTGTGTTTTGTAGCACACCATCAAGACGCTGATTGTCACGGCTTAACCACTGTGAGTGTGCTGATGGTTCACGGTCTGCGTAATGACTCAACCATACTCTGACTGATCCTGATGAGTCTGGGCCTACTTTGTAGACCTCTTCCGCGTAACGATAGCCCAACGGGATGAACTCAAGAAGATAGGCCAGCTGTTCTTCCCAGCTCACACTCATCTGTCCACTGTACCCATCGAGACCCCAACACTCATTTGCATATCTCGCGAGCTCATCAGCCACACGGTCACCCTCGACACCTGGCACCCAACGCCATGAAGCTGAGAGCAAGGTCTGCCTCAGCATGTGCCATGAGCGTCTAACGATGGGATCAGTTCTCATCATCTCCTCAGCCTCTGAGACCCAATTGAGCCCAGTCAGCTGGGGGTTGTTTTCTTTGCCGGTGATGTTTCCACCAGAGAGCTGAGTCCCAGAGATACCTTTAACACCTAAACGCGGGTGCATAGCTCTGAGGTGTCTAGGTGGTCTTTTAATATCTGTCATGTGGACCCCTATGAGCCTGAATGTGTCAGGCTACCACAAGCGAAGATACAGATTTTAATCTTCCCTGTCCACAGGATCAATTGTAGGCAACCAGTCTTCAACGATGGGGTGGAGTATCACTTCATCAGGATCTTTCGTCTTAATCGGTCCCTGACCTGAAAACATGGATAGCTTATCTATCACCGCTATTTGTAGCTCACTGATCTGCTCTCTACTAAGTTGAACTTGGATCTGAGCATCTCTCAGCCTACCTATTAACGCTGCTCGATCTGCGTTAGCAGCTGCCAATTTATCTTTGAGCTCCTCAACCTCTGATGGGTCACGTCCTGAGGCTATGGCCATCATAGATGAGATAGAGCCGGTGATCATTCCTAAGATGCCCACTAGAACGTCACGGTTTTTTTCTACTATTTCAACATAGGTGAGGAAGAGGACAAGACCCACAACCAAGACCATGAAGAAGACACTGAACCACCACCCACGCTTAGACTTGATCTCAGACGTGATCTCTTTTTGAGTCTTATTTGGGGCCATGAAACAACCTCACCATAAATGAAGCGATAACTTCTAACCATCTAACATAACCCTGTGAGCTCAACCAAGGCCACAGGACACAGATGATGTAGATGAGGTTAACGAGTGCCCATCGAGGGAGCACCCACCACACCCACTCCATAATCTTTCTATCTCTGGCCCTGCTCCTCACTCGCTTTGGACCACCTAGGCGCTTTACCTTATCGTTTCCTTTTGGTGGCTGTAAGCTCTCTATGGTGGAGCCCACTGCATAGATGGATTGAGCAGAGGCCACACCCTTGAACTTATATAGACCCACGCAGATGAACCGCGTTCCTTTTGGGGTGTGGTAGTTGGTCTTGTTCCTCACTGCATTGATAGCCTGTTCTGTTAACAGCACCTGACCAGCTCCACAGAGTGACATGGTTCTAGCTGCTATGTTTTTACTGATCCCCTCAAGCTCAACCCTCTTAGCACCCACGGCTGTCCAGGTGTCATCTTGCTGTACCTCGATCACTGAGCCCCAGTGAATCCCAATTCGAGTATTCAGCCTCGTCTTAATAGGGATGGTGGCTTGATAGTGGAGAGCAAAGTTCACTGCATCTATAGGACGCTCAAAGCTCAACATGAATCCATCAGACCTGTCTATCTCTCTACCGTCAAACTTATAGAGGAGAGACCTAGCAAGCCTGTCATGATATTGGAGCCAGATAGCAGCGTCTTTGGCTCCTACACGCTGAACAAAAGCTGTGGAGCCTATGAGGTCGAGTAACACTATACACAGCTGGCGCTCTTGTAGATCTACCATACTTGCTCTGAGGTCTAGGGTGATGTAGAGTGCTTAAGCTCTCCTCAGTCGTCTATTATCAATAACACAATACTGATGATGTCAATCGCCACGAATTGAGGAGAGCACCTTAAAACCTGCCACCCTTGCCACCCACTCTAACACGTCTATCAGTGGGGGCTCTGGCTGTGTACTGCCTCTGATCCACCAGCGTATCTGACCAATTCCATGTGATGCAGTCATATCGGAGCGCGTCAAGTGGGTCCTCGCGTCCATCCTTCTTAGGTTGCTCTTTATTATCCCACCCATAAGAGTACAGCGCTTTTCTGATGCTGTTACCGGTGGCACGTTCGCCAGCATCCCAGACTTGACGGGTGATGAGGTACTGACCTCTGGAGAATGCTCGCTTAAGTCTCTGGATACCGTTGAGGACATCAGTCCTGATGGGGTCCGTGTTAGACCTCAAGGGCATACCTAGACCGGTGGGTGGTGGTGACCTCATAGCCTTAAATGCTGATCTGCCTGTCTGGTCATTCCGCGCTCTACCTGCCTTGTCTGCCACACCATAATCAAGCCAGATCCTATCACTAGGCGCTGAACTCTGTAGAGACCTAGGCCATGCTATGAGGAGGATGAGACGCGCCAGCTCATCAGTGGTCACCTCAGCTGGGTTGAGCTCTCCACAGATCACATCAGCCCCCAGGTCATCATCATGTACAATGATTAAGACGCTAGGTTTCCTGAATCCCCAGTCAATGGCTATTCGACCTGACATGGTGGGTTTATACTCCCACCCATCGATCACATGCACATCCTCATTAAACTCAGAGTAGATGAGTCCAGAGGGTGGCCGTGGTTTATTCATCACCATGGCTTCACGCTCTGCCTCTGGTAGTAGCTTGGTAGCTTCAAACCAGTCCGCGCTGAGGTTAGCTTCATTGACATAGGAAGTGTAGAGCATAGGAGCACACCCAGCACTCTCAGCCATCTCCACCCACCATGCACCGCTCACAGGTAGACCCACGAGGATCATGATGGGAGACGGCCCAGCTCTGAGGCGACCTAGGGCTTTGTGCGCTACCTCTGAGGATAGTGTCTGACACTCATCTATGAGGCATACACCAGAGGTGACGTTGAGACCCTCAAGGGGATTGTGGGTGGCGTCTCTCGTCCCTGGTCGATAGTAGGACCTACACCACACCGTTGAGCCTGTCTGAGAGTCTGCCCATTGACGCAACGTGTGGTTGTAAGTCCACCCAAGAGGAGACAACCAC